AACTGAAATCGCAGAAGATAATTCCTGCTCTTTGTACTGCTTGCGTATCTCATTGGACACCTTAACGATTGCTGTTGCAACTTTCTCTTCAACGCCAGTACGTAGCATTAAGATTTTAACCTCATCCTCAACTTTTGGATAGTCAAGCTCAATAGGAAAGAAGCGATCTAAGAGCGCTCTATCTATCGCTTGAGTACCAGAGTACTCAGAACCAAGGTTAGCAGTTGCAAAAAAGACAGTTCCATCTGCTACTGGAACCATTCTATCTCCTTCATCACAAGCGACATCAATTGGTAAATAGCGTCTCTTGTCTAAGCATGGAAACAAAATGTTGTTTGCAGCAAGTGGTGCGCGATTCAGCTCATCTAACAACACAATACCACCAGACTTGACATGTCCTACAAAAGGAGCATAATCAAACGCTGAGTGGCCTTCTTTGTTGATGCGGTGAACACCTAGCAAAGCAGACTGAGCATCTTGTACAGTACCCATATCCTGAGTGTACAATTCTTTACCCATAGCTTTTGCTAAATGGACAAGAATCTCTGTCTTACCTGAACCTGTAGGTCCTACCAACAAAGTATTCTCTCCACGCAATACGTTACGTACCATCAAGAACCAAATGTCTGGATCAATGTGAAATCCACAATCCTCACGTTTTGGCACTGGATAATGTGCAGCAATGGTACGCTTAATGTTTGTACCTGAAGGCATAGCACCTTCCTCCATTGGTTTAGGAGCAATTTTAGCGTCCCAGTCAAAGACATAACCATATGAAGCAAATTGGGTTGCGAGTGGTTTAACATCTGCTTCTAAGTCATAGCGCCCACTATCAATCATATAATCAATAGTAAACTCACATACTTCTTGGATTTTCTCTTCTCCTAAAGCAGAAATAGGAAAAGTACTACCATTGAAGAACAGTGCAGTGACTGTATCTGAAACAATGTGTAAATGGTCATCTTCTGGAAACTCATACTTGTCAGCAACAAATACAGTTCCCAATGGGAATTTTGCAAATTCTGCAATAGGACCTGTGATTTTCATGTCCTCAATACTTCTTGTCAATTTCTTCTCAAAAGATTGGCCAGGAAGTGTTGTTAATTGGTAACTTGTACCCTCAATTTTGGTTTGCAATAGGATCATTGTCTTTGAATAAAAAAGATTAATAAAATTTATTACAGCACTTTGCTGTGAATAGTCATAAAACTCTTAAGAGTTAATTTAATTGTCAGAATCCTCCTTTGAAGTCTTCTATGTCGAAGTCATCAGATGAGTCATCTTTTTTGGTTTTGTTCTCTACATGCTTACGCATCTCGTCAGTAATCTCTTTGAGCTTTTCCTCATCACCATCTATAATGGCTCTAATAGCACGTTTTTGACAATCAGCAAAAAATGCTTTGTCTTCATCAGAGATACTTTCCATAGCGCTCTTCAAGACTTTGTCAAAAGGATTTGAAGTTTCACTGATTACTTCTTGTTCAACAGACATATTGTCCTTTTCAAACTCTTTTAACTCTTCAAGAACTTGCTCACGCGCTTCACTTAGCTTATCATGTAATAAATCTATTATACCTAAAGCAAGTATAGGAGAACACTTCATTTTAACAGCAGCACCTATTGGTGTACCATTCTCACTTACTTCCATAGCCACAACCATGTGAGAGAAGTAATTTTTGTCATTGTTGTCTTCTTCAAAGAACTTGCGAAGATCTAAGAGCATTGAATCATGTTTTGCCATGAGTATGTTTTTAAGTTATTTTACAGTTTCAGCTAACTCTTTCATTGATGGGTCACAATCTTCTAGTAACTCTGCAATTGGCTTTAGCTTAGCCACTATGGAATTTAACAGCTCATAGTACTGTGTTGCTTTGAACTTTTCAACATGTTCAACTGGAACAGTGATCATTGCAACTCCATTGCCAAATGGAGTCTCAACATGCTTACTAATCATGTTCTTTTCAAGATTACTGTTCATGTTTGTCAAGTACTTGTCAAAACGATAGTAAATCATAATGATTTCTTCATTTGATAAACCTTGATAGATGTTTGGTTTTTCACTCATGGTAATTGTATTTCAGTTTCTAAACTTAAGAAATTCTTTGGTAACAACTTGCGTCTGACAAACTCGTCAATGACATCTCGTGTACCAATACCTAAATTACGCAAAGTTGCTGATTTTGGCAAGTCAATAAACCAATCAAAGTCTTTCTCACCAATCTTTGCATGAGGAAAAAGTGCGTTGATAATCATTGTCTCAGGTCCAAACAACTTTTTGGCTTTAAGAATATGCAAACATTGCTTTGCTTTCTTGTAATCTGCAACAATTCTACTAAGAGTATTGGGAGAAAAACTTGCAATTTGTTCAGGTGCGTATTCTTTTAGACCATACATGAGTCTACGATACATTTGACGCTGAACCATGTTCAAATGTATTTTCTCAATCTCTTCTTGAGTTGCTTTAACTCTGTTAGATTGAGCAATCTTGTTTTGCGCAAACTTGTCATATCTTTCCATCTTGGCTTTACCATTGGAATCATACGTAACATAACCTTGTGCTGTGGCTGTAATTGATGCGAATTTTTGCATACTTAATTATTAAAAAGGGTTAATACTCAACGCTTTGCGTTATTTTAGTCATCATTTCTTGACCACAATGGGTAGTCAAGAGGTAAAACGTAAGATAGACTTTTAAGAACTACCACGTTAAAAATTGTCAAAGGGCTAAATATCAGGTGTACTAAATCTATAACAGCAAATACACCTGAATCTTTAGTATAATTGTAAATAAGGTGAGCGTTAAACACATATGTAAACGCTATAATCAAATAAAGAAAAATCATCCTAGTCTTGTTCTTGTTGAAAATCATGCCCTGCACATGGAGGAATTCTCTTATTTATTGGCAATTCAGCTTCTTTTTGATCTTCATCTTCAATGTGCTTCTCGTACATTGCTTGTTCATCAGCTTTTGCTTGCCAATATTCATCACCTAACTCACTTTCTGGATCAGGATGAGGTTCTTCCATCATCGCTTGGTTGTTTTTCATTGATAAATACTCGTGTAATGACATGTCATACAGTTCTTGTTCCTGCATTTCCATGAACAGCTCTTTCATACGTCCCATAACTAAAGATTTTTAGATTTGTAATCTCTAATTTTATTCAATAGTTTCTGATTGAAGTTTGTAAAAAAGCTATTATAAGATGCAAACATTGTTCCTACTCTTGCTTGTTCACTACCAGTGTATGGAATACTTTTACATCCTTTGCATAGTTCTACTTCTTCACCATTTTCATTGGTGTATGTAACTTTTGAATTAAAATCAAAACCTATTACTGAGGTAATAATATTATCATCAGGTCTCATAGTCTTACATTTTGGTTTGTACTATTCTGTATAACAACATCAATGATGCTGCAATAGCAAATGCAACAGTTGTCCAGAAAAATGGACGCATCATTTTTTGTTCTCTTTCAAGATTGTCAATTGCATCTTCAATGTTTACAATTTGACATTCTAGTTCATACCTGCGTGCTTTATAATAAGACTCGTGAGGCTCTGCCATATGCAGAGTATCAAGTTCCATTTGATAATAGTCACGTTTTTCTTTAAGTTCTGTTAGTCTACTGCTTATACCCATGGTTTACAAATTAAAGATTAGTACTTAGTTGCTGAACTGAATGAAGCTGATGCTAACATTCCTACTGCACCTGATAAGATAAATGCAATCGTTGTCATCATCATTTCAAAATCATCTGTGCAAAAAAATAGACTCACCAAAGATCCTAGTGCACATATTGCCATTGTAATTGCTATTACTTGTTCTAGTTTACGCATGTTTAAAAAAATTTAGTTTAACATAATTCCAAAAAAATGGGTGTATACGCCATTGTACACACCCATCCTATGGTTCTTACAACCACTGCAAAAATCTTAGTCCTCTTTGTCTTCTTTCTTAAAGAATCTATAATCCATCATTCGTGGTAAAAAATCAAGATTATAGTTAATGTCTTCAACAGTAATTTGTCCTGTCAATTCCATACCCATTTTGAATGCACGCTTTAATTGCGTCACATTTGATTTGATAAACTGCTGCAACTCTTCTTGATCTCTTGCAAGTATATCAAATCGTGCAACCCATTTGTCTGCATCTTCTCCTGCTACATGAGCCATTCGTTTCCAATACTCAACATGTTCTTGAAGATTTCTAATTGTTTCTACTGCAACATCAAAATCTTCTTTTGTCAATGTTGTTTCTTCTACAGGTTGTACCAGACTTTTTTTAGTCTTTGTTTTAGACCCTTTTGGTCTACCTGGTTTTCCTTTTCTGAGGTCAATTGCCATACTCTTTTTGTTTTACTTGATTTAATACTACCATTCAGTATCACTCTGATACTGCTTTTTTCTTCATGTCCATCTAAACAGATGACACATGTTGTTATGCTTGAATCTGACAAGCATGTGCTACATAAACTATTCATTAGTACGCGTCTTTTTCAAGTCCATAATCTATCCATTCTCCATCATGAAGTTCCAAAAGTCTATCAACGTAACCAGTTGGCGTCAATACCCATATTTGCGTTGGAAATTCCAGTACTATATAGCTATCTGCTCTACGTTTTAAAACACTTGTTGGTGTTTCATTTGCAATTCTGATTGCATTTCTGATAAACATTTTTTCACGATTATTGAATCTTTTTGTATAAGTCTTTTGCATTGCGCAGGAACCACTTATAAGGACCACTAAAATAATTGTCAATAGTTTCATTTCCACTTGTATTTAAATTTACCATTAGAAAGAACTTCACCACTAACTATTTCGCCTTTGTTTGTATGCAAAACGTCAATAGGAATTTCATCAATATCCTCAATTTCAAGAATTTGTGTGCTAATGCGTTCACATGCACCAATATTCTCTGTTAATCCATCATAAGTAGTGTACCTAATTGCCCATGTATTACTGCTAACTTGGTCTAATACACTACTCATGCATATTCTGTGAGAGAGTTTTGTATTCATTGTTCACTAATTAGTATACTACAAAAGAGCACTCTTTGGCGTAATCAATCAAAAACCAAAGAGCAACTCTAATGTAGTTGGAGAGTGAGCTACTTTAGCTCAGGACATCAAACAAAAAAAACAGAGCCTTATGGTTATCCAAGCTCCAGCCAACCTTTTTAGTAGGATTTTTCATAACAAGAATAAACTAGTACTGGCTTGCTTTCCATTTAGCCTTAGCAATCTTCAGCTCTAACTTTTCTTCAAGAGTTTTCTTAAACACACTCTTATCAATAACAACTCTGTGTTTATTGATTTGTGCGCTTAACTCCTGTCGAAGGTTGTTAGAAGCGTTAGATGCATCAGACTTAGGTACAAGCTTCGCTGTTACTCTCGTAGCAAAGTGTATCTTCTGCATTTGTATATAATTAAACGTTAATAAATTTCTGACAAAGGTAAAAAAAGGAGGAATGCATTACACACTCCTCCCTTTGCTTTAACTTCCCACGGTTATTGCATTATTTCTCTAAGAGGTAACTCACTGACTTGTTTCATCAGTCCAGTTACATCTTCAGGTGTCAAATATCCTACTACATCACCAGTAACAGGTGTATCATACACAAGTGTTGATTCTGTAGCACCAGGAGGCATATGGATAACTGCAAGTTCATATAATCCTTTTCTACCACCATAGGTATAAGGACCACGTACTACAGATACACCATAATGGTTATCATAGATATGAAAGGTATGCTCTCCCATTTCATCTGTCTCAAACTTTAAATCTTCAAAAGTCATATTGTGAGTTTAATTGGTTTACACTTGAAAAAATTGATATATTCAACGCCATACTACTATACTTCATATGGCGTTAGGAAATCACTCCTATAGGGTTCGCACGACTGGCGTATACCCTACAAACTTCATGCAGTGCACCTGTATTTCTACAACGCTTTGAGCTTAAGCAACTATTTATACTCGCTCAAACGAGTTTTACACACAGCTGTAGTGCACATTCCAATTATCTTCCTGTTAAGGATTAAGTAACTTGTAATGTGCTAATGATGAGGAAGTTCGTTTTACACCGTGTACTTAGGCAACCTCTCAGCGTACTGCTCTTAGTCTGTCAATTCAGACCCATCATATTTTCTACAACTGCCTGACTATCAGTCAGTAAAAATGTAAAATGACTTGCTTACAGCTATAACAAGTCTTGTATCAGCTTTTAATGGAGTGATACTTATAACAATGCTGTCCTTAAAAAATTCAAAAGGCTGAGTGTTGACCTTTCATATCGTGATTCTGACAACTTTCGTCATCTTACACACACTGCTATTACTAACAGTACACGACATACTCAACAGAATAGGTTTCTGTCTGACCACTACATATTGGCTCATAGGTTCCTTTTCCTACCAACTTCCCTGCAAAGGATTTACAAGATGCCTCCTGTTAGTTAGATAGTAATCATTTCCCTTGTCATCTGTCTTGCGAACGTCAGACATCTGCATGTTACAGCAGAATAAGAGTATTATCACCAATACGTGCTTGGACACTTTTGCTTTCTCTTTAAGTTATAAAGTTTTAAGCGGTCCAGGATTTGTGAAAGAAGTGGCCCAAGCGCACAGCATCTTGCTACCTTTTGAGTAGTTTAGATACAACTTCTTTCTGCTTTCACCTGCCAAGGTTAATCACTGTTGATTGTAATTGTCCACGGTATTTCTACCAACAGACTACAAAAAACTAACAAACGCTTCAGAGTTGGCAACTCCTACTACAATTTGCTTACTACACTCTTCTATTGAGATTTCTCTCTCAAACTCCTGCCTGTCAGAAGTTCTGTAATACTGTGCATCAACCGTTAGGCCACGAGCACACCATACTACAGGGAATATAGTACCTTTCAGTAGACAGAGATTACTCTCTGCGCAATGTGTTACCAACACATCACTTTATACCATCACTGGTTTATCCTATGGTCACGAAGGCTGACCTGTTGTTTCAGTAATTCCTCAAGGGAACTTAACGCATACGCCATGAGCATTTCAACTCTGAGGGCAACAACAATGTATACTTATATCAGGACTCTTACCTGCAAATCCCTACATGATCAATAGGAATGGCTTTCTCAAAGCACCCTGACTTGCAAATCAGGGCACAATGATAAGAAAAAAACTAGAAGATATCTTCACTGAACAAGAAAGGATACTCTTTCTTAATATCCTCTACAGTCTTGTAAGGGACCTTGACATAACACTGAGAGTCTATATCAACATCTCCTTGCCAACCTACTTTCTTTATACAAACAAAGTAGAAGTACTGATACTTGTCAAGGACAAAGGAATGCATATCACCATAACCAAGATTGCGGAAATCTATCTTGTTCTTCTGATGAAACTCCTCAAGGGAATCTGTCTCCATCTTATAAGAGGAAGATAAGATACCTAATGACTCATGATACTCTCTACTAGAGATAAAGAAAGAACTATCTAAGTCATGTAGACTATCAAGCTCTAAGTGTGCTAACATACGTGCTCTTTGCATAACGTGGGTGTTTACAGTTGTTATATAGCCATCTACTGCGACAGTTTTGGTGGCTAATCTTACCAAAAACTGAAGTCAAAGAAAGGTGTGGTGAGGGATTACTCCCCCACGCTCACCTCCTCTAAATACCAGTGGTTACTATTCTTCACCACCAGGCAACATGCCTCTGTTGCTTGCCAAGTTCTTCTCAGCGCTAACTTCAGCCTGATTATCGTGCATAACACGTACATCATGCATCTGATCAGCAGCATCATACTTGGTAAAGCGCAAGATACGCTCGCCTCCTGCAGTCAACGCCACACCATCAGCACCTGCGCGCTTAAGATATGAGTCAATTGCTTCCTCATAGGAAACATCATCACGAAGATACTCCTTCGCAATGTCAGCAGGTACTTGAGACTCAAGGTACTCAAGCGCAACCAACTTGCCAGGTAATTGCAAACCTTTACTTGCGCCTACAAAGGCTTCAAGGGTTGCAGTTTTACCGCGCAAAAGACACGTACGCTTAACTTCGCGTATCCAACCTCCTGTTTGTACAATAGCACTTTGCTCTAATTGCACATAACCAAAATCAGCGTTTGATTCGTACGCTGTCACGACTGTTCCCTTCTTTCCAGGGACGATTCTTACATTACTCATACATCAAGAGTTTTAAATTAATACTTGAACTCATTGGGGGGTGACGTATTGGACAGATCAGTATTCTACTCCACGTGTACTCAAGGGTGGTTGCAGTATGAGTACACCTTGGGGAAAAAACTGCTGCGTATCGTATGTTGACACGCGTCCTCCCCCTTACCCACCCTGGGGACAAAAAACTGCACAACGTGTGTACAGCTTTTCCCCATAGGTGGATGACGTCTAATCAGCGAGCATTGGCATGAGCATGCACGCCCAGAAGACGCACATGAATCCAATCGCAGGAAGGATGTGAGAACCAAAGCTCATCAACACCCCACTGAATACCCCCAGGCAGACCACTGCCCAGAGGTAAAGTAAGATTTGCTTTTTCATGCTGAGAGAGAGTAATCACGTTCAACATAATTCTTCACTCTTGTGCACGTGTAGCTTTTCTTACACGCTTTACGCCTATTTGCATAAGGCGCCCAAGTGATGATGGCATACTCACCTGGAAACATCTTGTGACGCTTATTGGTTACAAGTGCAACCTGCATATCGCCACAGAGACCTGGCACTGTAGATGCCATTAAGATTTGCCATCCACATTTGGACACTGCAAATCTTATACCCTCAATCTCTTCAACGTGTAGTGTTTCAACACGATTCTTTTTCATCCAGCTGTGAAGAGGTTGAGATTCAAGCCACTGGAAATTGTAATTTGATGCTTTCATGGGAATTGTTTTTAAAGCATTAATAACTGTCACGCACTTAATTTAAAGAGAGACACGCCTGCGTGATAGACGTGCCTCTCTTGGAAGACTGTTTAGAACGGTGCATCTTCCTTGTTAGCACCTTGCGCCTTAGACGCACTCACCTCTGCCACATTGTCGTGAGAGAGCGTGATGTCCTGAATAGAACCACTTGGGTCATACTCAGTGAAGCGAACGATGCGCTTTCCATCCTTAGATAGAATAACACCATCCTGCCCTGCACGCTTGAAGTATGGCTTAAGCGCCTCCTCCAACGTGACATCATCGCGCAACTCCTTTGCAGCAATATCTGCAGGAATAGCATCCTCAAGATATTCGCGCACTGCAATGCGTCCTGGTAGCAATCCACCAGTAGATAGAGAAAGGTATTTCTCAAGGAGTTGCACAGTACCTCTGATGAGGGTTGTGCGCTTGGACTCTCTAATCCAACCACCAACAGTGGAGATAGAGTTAGACTCAAGCACTATGTATCCAAACTCTGCGTTAGAGGAATACACATTAACGAACGCACCTTTGTCGTTCTTTTTGATAGCAACTGAATTTGCCATAATCGTGGGATGGTTACCTAAGCACCAAAAGGTTCTAAATTAAATTGTGCACTATAATTCTAAAGGCCATAGTGCTTATGCCTGTATCATTTGGGGGTTGAAGTAACCCTTGAATGCAATTGTGTGTAGGACAACAGCTTAAATAGAGATACACAGAGAGAGATAGTACTCTCCCTGTGGCTCTGGCTGCGAGGCGACAGGTATCCCACCTATCCATTTGCATTCATGCAGTACTCTCTGTAGATAGCGTATGCCTCTTGCAGAGAGAATGCACGAATGACCATTCCTCCAATGATGAAAGTTTGTGTCATTGTGTGAACGTTTGTGTCCTGAACGTCATGGGGGGTGACGTAGCTGCGCCATGCTGGGGGGCGGTGCTACATAGACACTCTCTGTGTTCTCACACTCAAGTGATTTTCAAAATACCAAAAATTTTTTTTTGATTTCCTATGACCAGTGGTTATTAGGTTTCTCCCAATAAAACTCTAGTTCGTGCAGCTTCTCAGAATAGTATCTTCCTACTATGTCAGATTTGTATATGCTGTCTATGTTTTCAAAGAGTGCAGCTGTGTAGTATTTAATGGCTGCTGTCTCTAAGCACTGAGTGATCCAGGTGTAGTTTTTGCCAGTGATTACGCCAGCTTCTAATAGCAGTACGTTTTTATATCCTTGGTAGTTTCTTATACCATATGGATTGAGCTGGTTTAGAAACTCTGATCTGTATGTATTCATGTCCTCATCAGGATATGGTACTTCTAGATATGTAAGGTTTAGCATCTCCCCATCTTTGCTTAAGTGGTGAGCTACATGCATACCTACTGTAGCACTATAATCAGGACTTACCACTACTACCAAGGTGTCATGTGGATGTGTATCCAGTGTTTCTAATTTCTCACAGAACTCTTGAAGCACTGTCCATTCTAAATCTCTTGATACGTACATGATAAGTGTTTTGACAAATTTAATAATAAATGATTTTAATTTAAACTTTTAAGTATATATTTGTAGAAACTTAAATAACATAATCATGGAAGAAGAAAAAGAAAAACAAGTTACAAGAGAAGAAGCAGTTGCTTGGTACAAAGACCAAATTGAACTGGCTACTCTTAGAGCAGACTTAGCAGAGCAACAAGCTCGCGCAGTACGCTACGAGTCTGAGAGACTACAGCATGTTGTCATGATTGCAAACATCAAGACTGCAGGAAATGAAATCATGCGTAATGAGGAGGAGGATGATGAAGACGATCAACCAGAAACTAAATCTTAAAAGTTTAAATCATGAAATTATTAGGTAAACGTGTGCTATTGACCACACCAAGAAAGAAAGAGTCAATCATTGAATTAACTCCTGAAGTAGAGAGGCAACTTGAAATGGATATGATTCAAGAGTGGACAAATCTTGAGGTCTATGCTGTAGGTACAGATGTTACTGTATTTAAACCAGGAGACAAAGTCTATGTATCAGTATCATCATTATCATCAGCTGAAAGAATTATGATTGGTGAGGATGCGAAACTGATGGTTAATGAGTTTGAAATCGCAATCATTTGGGATGAGGTTTTAAATCCTGAAAAAAGAAGAGATATCAATGTAAGTAAACTTGAACGTAAATTTGAAGAAAATGGAAAAGAAACTGACAACAGAACAGAAGGAAGAATTATTGAATAAGCCAACCATTGTCAATGAAGAACTTATTGACATGGACAAAATCTCAGAGGTTAGTCGTGGAGAACAATTGGTAGGTTTAAGCTTTAATCCATCAGCAAATAGTGAAGTGGATACAGTAAAACGTGCGTGTGCATATTTGATTGATATAATTGAAAAGCATCGTGAGGATAGTAGTGCTCATGGAACTCTTACAGCAAATAGAGAGTTCTTAATGAATCATGCTATTGGTGAAATCATCAATGCACAAATGAACGTTGTCAAGGTGATTACTACTTTCAATTAACAAAATATACAGAAGAATGGAAGTAAATAAGGTAGAAAAGAAATACAGATTGACTCATTATGACCTGGTTAAATATCAGGTCATAACTGAGTTTGTATTCTTTAAGAAAGAGAACCTTATTGATACTGATTTAGAATTGCTTACGCTTTTGGCGCTTGAAGGACCTGTGGAACTTACAAAGTTTTGTAATAATGCTGTAAAGAAAACATACCCTGAGATTGCTCCTGAAGAGTTTGGTGTAAGATCGCAGAATATACGTAACAAATTGACTAAGCTTGAGAAGCGAGGTATGATAAAGAAGTCTGATAGTTACAAAAAGACTATTGAGATTGCAATGTCAGTGCCTGTTCTAAAGTCTGGTAATGTCATGTTGGACTATAAATTTCTTGCACTTGCGACCAATTAAACGTAAACAGCTTTCTGAAAAGGTAGCAGAAAGGTTAAAACTATCTTCTGAAACTGTAGATGAAATAGTACAGTGCTATTACAATGCTATTCAGAAGAAGTTAAGCAAATTAGCTCATGCACAAATTACAATTGATGGGTTAGGCACTTTTTATATTAAGAGGTCCAAACTTGAGGAAAAACTTAATATTTATCAGCAGGCCTTGAAAAAGTTTGAAGATATAGAGGAACCTACACTTAGCGAATACTCATCATTGATGTCACTAAAAAATGATGTTAATATGTTTCAGAATATTGTAGATGAGTTAGATTTGCTTAACGAAAAAAAGAAGAACAAAGAAGAAGAAAAAAAACTTTACAAAACGAATAAACATGAGTCTGATAAAACTGTGGAAAGAAAAGGGTAGGATACTGGAAGGAGTAAAAAACAGTATCTTTAAACAAGAGCATATTGAAGAAATAGCATCTTCAAGAATGTCAATTTGTGAAAGTTGTGAGCTTATAGATAGAGTTGGTACTAAGTGTTATATGGCAGGTACACAACCTTGTTGTGGTGATTGTGGTTGCAAGTTGTCATTTAAGACAAGATCATTATCTTCATCATGCCCAAAAGGTAAATGGAATGCTATCACCTCTGAAGATGAAGAGGATGCTATTATTAACAGTATAAAGGATTAATTATGTTATCATTTGAACCAGAAAACCATAAGTATAAGTCAATTGATCCAAACGATAATATTGATTGGATTAGTGTGACAACTTTGATTAGTTATTTTAAGCAGCCATTTGATGCTAAAGCTATTGCAAAGAAGAGTTCTAAGAGCAGTAAGAAATGGCAAGGTTTAACTCCTGAAAAAATAAGAGAAATATGGAAAGCTGAAGCCAAACGTGCTACTGATTTAGGAACCTGGTATCATGACCAAAGAGAACATGACATCACAAGTTGTGATACCATTAATCGTCATGAGGCTACATTGCAGGTTATTAAACCTATCGTCAATGAAAAAGGATATAAAGTAGCATCTTCTCAGAAACTTTTACATGGTATATATCCTGAGCATCTTGTGTATTTAAGATCTGTTGGTGTGTGTGGTCAATCAGATTTGGTTGAGATTGCACATGGCTTAATACACATTACAGACTACAAGACAAATAAAGAAATCAAAACACAATCATATGTGAACTGGGAAGGCATTTCGCAAAAGATGAATCATCCTGTATCTCATTTAGATGATTGTAACTATTATCATTATGCACTGCAGTTATCTGCATATATGTACATGATACAAAAGCATAACCCTACACTAAAACCAGGAGATTTAATTTTGCATCATATCATTTTTGAGACTGATGGTGAAGATCAATATGGATATCCTATTGTTAGTCGCACTGAACAAGGGGATCCTATTGTAAAAGAAGTTATTCAGTATAACTTGCCATATCTTAAAGAAGAGGTTTTGGCCATATTTCAATGGGCAAAAGAGAATAAAGATGCGTTATTAAACTTCTCAAAAAATAAAAATAATGATTAAGTTATTTGACATACAAAATGGAGTGCTTGTTCCTACAGAACATTGCTACGCATTGAAAGCTCTTAAAGATATAATGGATATCTATCCAGAGGAATACATGAAAGTTTACCAATACCTATTTTATATGTCATGTCCTAATCCAGATGTTAATCCATTTTTTGACGTTAGAGAGCATGAAAAAGAAGAGCTTATACTTACTCAGCTGCAAGCAGAGTTTTCTACTGAGGATGAAGATGTTATTATTGCACTTGCATTTTGCAAAAAGCTTTATGAGACACCTTCATACAGGGCTTACATGGGTATCAAATCTATGTTGGATCGTCTTGCTACATATATGGAACATACCCCAATACACCATGGTCGTGATGGCAATATCACACCGCTGGTCAATGCTGCAGCAAAGTTTGAGCAGATACGTGGCTCGTACAAAGGAGCGTATAAAGACCTTATGGAAGAACAAAAAAGTCAAGTTAGGGGAGGACAAAATCTTGCATACGACCAATTCTAGAAAGATGGAACAGTTCATGTTTATAGTAAAAGTTGAACATATATCAGAAGGAAAACTGATACAAAGAGAATTACCTTGTGTTCCATCAAGAGGTGATTGGGTAGAGATAGGAGCAGAAAACTTTGTAGTTAAAAATGTTTCTTGGAACTTATCTGACAGAAGAACAGTAACTTTACTAGTTGACAGACCAAAGTTTTAATATGTTTAGAGATATACCAACATATGATTATGAGCTTGAACAGTGGGGATACACTGCGTTTGAGACTAAAGATGACCTTGCTGAGTTTCTTGAAGACATATTCAAAGAGCCAGGAAAGTATGACTTTGACGAGTGTTCAATTATGTTTAATGCAGAAGCTAGAAAGTTCAATAAGAATAGGTTATACTGTTTAGCACCTGAGCGTTCTAAAGATTTCATACATTACTGGGATACAGAAAAGGAGAAATGTAGAAGAGGAGTTATATTTAAGAACAAAGGTAAAACATGGTATTTGCCACGTGATTATTATATGTGGCTAAACTTCTTACCTATCTACAATAAAGAGGTAAATAGGTTTACATTTGCTGATGTGCGTGACGCACAGTATCACATGGCTCTTTATGAAGAGTTAGCTCAACTAAAAAACAAACACGCAGCAATACTTAAGAAACGTCAGATTGCATCTTCATATTACCATTCTGGTAAAATTATTAACCTATTTTATTTTGAGGAGGGTTCTGTATCTAAAATGGCAGGATCACTTAAGGATTATATCAATGAGAAAGGTACATGGCGTTTTCTTGAAGAGTATCGCAACTTCCTAAACAAGCACACAGCATGGTATCGTCCTTGTAATCCAGATAAGGTTCTTAACTGGGAACAAAAAGCTGAGGTTACACAAGGAGGTAGAAAAGTAGATATTGGACTGAAGTCAGTTATATTTGGATTGGTACTTGAGAAAGATCCAACAAATGGTGTAGGGGGTCCATGTACATTATTCTTTCATGAGGAGGCAGGGATTGCTCCTAAGATGAGCACAACACTTGAGTACTTACTACCTGCCATGAAGTCAGGTATGATGTATACAGGTATGTTTGTAGTAGCAGGATCTGTGGGTGATTTGGATCAGTGTGAACCACTGAAAGAACTAATCTTAAATCCAGACTCAAAAGACATACTTGCTGTTGAAACAAACTTGTTAGATGAGAATGGTACAAAAGGACTATGTGGTTTGTTTATTCCAGAACAATGGTCAATGCTTCCATGCATAGATGATTATGGTAATTCTCAGGTTGAGAAGGCATTGGAAATGATTCTTCTTGAGCGCGAAGACTGGAAAAAGAAACTAAAACCAGAAGACTATAGACTTCGTATTTCTCAGAAACCTATTAATATCAAAGAGGCTTTTGATTACAGAAAAGATGCAAGATTTCCTGAACATCTGGTTTCACAACAAATTAGACGTATAGAAGACAAGGAGTACCCAATGGAGTTTGTAGATTTAGTGTGGGAAGATGACAAGATTGTCCAGAAATTTACACGCAAGTTACCAATAATGGAATTTCCAATATCACCTAAAACAGAGAATAAAGAAGGTGCTATTATTATCTACGACAAGCCAATAGAAAATCCTAAGTTTGGAACCTACTATGCTTCTATTGACCCTGTATCTGAGGGTAAGACAACAACATCAGAATCATTGTGTTCCATCTTTGTATACAAAACTGCACAAGAAGTCACTGTCCATAAGAAAGATGGTTCTATTGAATCATATGTTGAAAGTGATAGAATTGTGGCAGCGTGGTGTGGACGTTTTGATGACTTGAGAAAAACGCATGAAAGACTTGAACTTATCATTGAGTACTACAATGCATGGACTTTAGTAGAAAATAACGTACACTTGTTTATACAGTACATGATATCAAGGCGTAAGCAAAAGTATTTAGTACCCAAGAATCAGATTATGTTCTTAAAAGAATTAGGCAGTAATAATAATGTTTATCAGGAGTATGGATGGCGTAATACTGGTACATTGTTCAAAGCCAATCTTGTATCTTATGCTATACAATTCTTAGAAGAAGAAATAGATGTTGAAACTAAACCAGATGGTACAATAACCAAAGTAACATATGGTGTTGAGAGAATACCTGATTTAATGTTACTTAAAGAAATGCAGGCTTATAGAGATGGACTTAACGTTGACCGCTTGGTAGCGTTCTGCGCTTTAGTTGCATTTGCAAGAGTTCAAGAGTCAAATAGAGGATTTGCAAAACGTACAGATCATGAAGATCCACAGAGTTTGCAAAATACAAATAAAAATACTAACTTATTTATGAGTCCCTTTCGTCATATTGGAAATACTGAACATAGTTCAGAAAGTAGCCTTATGAGGAAACCTAGGAACCCATTTAAAAACATGAGATGATATGCAAGTATTTAATGCACTGCAGCTAAAGAATGGCGCAAAAGCTGATTATAACAAGATGGGTACGTTTACCCAACCTGTGCAATTTCTACGTTCAAAAGAGAAAGATGACGCATGGGGTGCTTGGAACCTGGATTGGTATGAAATGCAAGGTATGAAACAGATACGCAGAAATGCAAGGCGCTTATTAAAGAACTACAAGTTAGCAACTGGTATTATTGACAAGACTGATTACATAGTTGAGGAAGATAATGATATGGCTGAATTGGTTGATGTTCTCACAAAAGAAGACACCTCAGCATTTGAGTTAAAGTTTTTCCCTATCATACCAAATGTGGTTAATGTAATGGTTGGTGAATTTGCTAAACGCAATGACAAAATCATGTACAGATCAGTTGATGACACATCTTACAATGAAATGCTTGAGCAAAAAAGAGCAATGGTTGAAGAAACATTGTTGTCTAGTGCAGAGTTGAAAATGAAGATGAAGGTTGACTCAATGGGATTAGACCCAAACAATCAAGAGCAGCAACAACAAGCACAGCAAATGATGTCTCCTGAAGCAATAAAAACTTTACCAGAAATTGAAGAGTTCTTTAAAAAGAACTACAAGTCAATGGTTGAAGAGTGGGCATCGCATCAGCATAACGTTGATACTGAGCGTTTTAACATGAAAGAACTTGAGACGTTAGCGTTTAGAGATAGTCTTATTGCTGATAGAGAGTTCTGGCATTTTAACATGTTAGAGGATGATTATGAAGTAGAAGTCTGGAATCCTGTTATTACATTCTACCATAAATCACCAGGAGCAAGATACATCTCTCAGTCTAATTGGGCAGGTAAGATTGATCTTATGACACCTGCTGATGTAATAGACAAGTATGGGTACATGATGAATGGTGAGCAACTTAAAAGTCTTGAGGCCATTTATCCAGTAAAATCTGCAGGATATATTCTTCCTGGTGTACAAAATGATGGCTCTTTTTATGATGCTACGCGCTCGCACGAATGGAATGTTGATGGTCCATCATTAGGCATGCGTCAATTTACATCATATCGCGATACTACAAATGCATATGGTGATGATATTATTTTAAGGATATTAACTGAATCTGAAGACTTATTAGACTTTGATAATACAGGTCTATTACGTGTAACTACAACTTATTGGAAGTCTCAGAGAATGGTTGGACACTTAACACGTATTGATGAGCAAGGTATGCTTATAGATATGATTGTAGATGAGAACTATAACGTTACTGAAAAACCAATCTATGACACTGCTGTCATCAAGAAAAAATCAAGAGATACTTTGATTATGGGTGAACACATTGATTGGATATGGATTAACCAAACATGGGGTGGTGTAAAGATTGGACCTAACAGACCTACATTCTATGGTAACACAGACAATTTAAACTTTTCTCCTATCTACTTAAATGTTGCACCAATCAAGTTCCAATTTAAAGGTGACTTTACATTATATGGTTGCAAGTTGCCTGTGGAGGGAGCTGTATTTTCAGATAGAAATACTAAGTCACGTTCTCTTGTAGATAAGATGAAACCATATCAGATTGGTTATAATCTTGTAAACAATCAGATTGCAGATATCCTTATTGATGAATTGGGTACAGTTATCTTGTTA